TCTTTAAATGTCACTTATTAAATAAACAAAAAACCCCTCGTAAAGAAGGGTTTATCGTCAAGTACGCCCGAGAGGATTCGAACCTCTAACCTCCTGGTCCGTAGCCACAAGTTATACCTTATATATAGAGACTTACAGGGATGTGTGTCGGATTGTCCGTCACATTAGACTCGTAATGCTCTCCTAAACCATCCAAACCAATATTTCTCCTGGCTGGATTTTTTTAAGACTATATCAGCAAACTTTAATACCCTGTATGCCCGTAATCTTTCAGGCTCCAGGTTCTTACAAGCTGATAAGGTTGCTGGACCAATACCTCCATCTACAGCTATATCGTATGTATTTTTACCATTACAGGCTTTTTGCAATACTTTAACTGCACCTCTGCGACCAAAGTTTACAACCATATCAAAATAGATTTCTCTTATTTGAGCAGGAACCTGACTTGCTTTGGAGGGAACCCAGTAATCATTATAATATAATTCCTTTGCATAATCCCTGGTAAGGTTCTCAATGTCCTCACCAGGGTATGCTCTTTGACTTATACCAAATTTAGTGGTCCCACCAGGATCAGATTGATCCTTCGTGACTTTGGATCCACCTTCTGATTCAATGACTCTATCTATGATTTCGTCAAATGTCATTCAAGTATATCTACTTTTGATTGAGTCTCTAACCATACTCTTGCACCACAAGATAAAGGCTTATCTGGACTATACACAATTTGCGATGGACCATCTATTGTTACCTTTTTTGCATAATCATTTGTTTTATATGTTTTTACCGTTAACACTGGTTCGTTTTTATTATGCTTTAGGTTTGACCTTATCTTATGTTGATTAACATGGACTATGGTTTTCATTAGAATGGTGTATCGTCATCATTTTGGATTGATTGCTGGGCTGATTGTTCTTGAAAATCAGATACGCTGATAGAAAGAAATGTCATAGATGGATCTGACTTGGATGTCTTTTTCCATCCTGCTAATCGTTTCTTTACACCGCCCATAACTATATTGCCTGTATAGTCAGGTTGATTTTCTTTTTCTTTTCGATCATTTACGAAAAGAACACCACTATTGTCGTATTCTGGCATTGGGTGTCTCCTTGTTGTTGTTAAAAAAAACTTTAGTCAGCAGGGTATCCCAAAGATTCTGCAATTTTATCTGTCACAGCATCTATGGAAGCTGTAGCCATTTTTAAACTTTGCTTATCAGTCACTTTATCTTTTAATGCTTTTGGCATTTTAGATACAAGAACCTTTGCTACTTGCTCTTCAACTGCTGATGATTGTATATGCTTTACTACAATTTCAAACACATACTTGAATACGAACTTTTTGTATTTTCTTAATAGTCGCTTCATTTTTTCTTTCCTTTGATGTTCATTAACAATAAGACAATCGATAAACTGGCAACACCAATCTGAAGGATCTCATGGATTTCAGTTAAACCGATAAAATAGTTAGATAGACTTATTGCAAATATTTTTACAGTGTCCATTAATGTTTCCCATTTAATCTTGATAAATTGCCCTTAATCTCCATAAGGATTGCTGATTGGTCATTCAGTTCCTCTACTAACTTTTCGTGCCTTCTATCCCTTGTTTCATCGGATTTATTCCATCTATCAATAAGTTTAATAATCATTCCTTCCATATTTTCTAATGTTTCCGATTGACCTTTGTTTTCAATTTTTAAATCTTCCAGGGTTCGTGCTTGTTCCTGGGATCTCTTGTTTAAGCTGTACACCAGGAACATAAACATTGCCCCAACTACAGCGATCATCCCACCCTCTTGGTATAATTCCATGAAGGATTCCATACTTACCCTTTAAGACATTTTGCAAATCGTTTTAAAACTCGCTTGGTTATGTATTGTTTACCTGGATTTCTTGCTATCATTAATATTGCCTGTTCTCTGATCTTTGATTCTTGCTGTTCACTCATTTCTTTTTCTTACGCCAGGATAATGGGTTTACTGAAATATTTTTTTCGTACCATTTTATTTGATCCTGGAGATCCTGGGCTTGTTTTGATAACTCTTCTCGCTCAATCCTTTCTGCCACGATGTGTTTATCAACCAGATCCCGTATTTGTTCATCAGCAACAACAACCTTATCTTCCAATGCGACCAATCGAGACTCAATCCTCCAATACCCATATACAATGCAACCAGCAAGAAAGATGATTTGTCCCAACCATTTAATATTAAGGGAAATGACAGCATTGTCATCAATAATGCTACCTCGATAACTTCTCGCAGTCTTTGGCTTATCATTCACCTGACCTTGATCTCTTCGAGTCTATCATGCTTATAGCAATAATTGACATCACTATGAACATAACCATGATACCAATGAGTAACTGAATCAACATCCGTTATCTCGGTAAAAACCACGCTTGAAACAGAATCCTGTGGTGCGAGAGGGATATTTCCTACGATCCATCCCTGGCCTGTGCATCCTGTAAGCAACAGGAATATTAAAAGAACTGCTGGTATTTTCATGTAGTACGATAAAATCCCCGTTATTTAGTTTCTTTACCTGGTTCTTCACCCAAACCCTGTTCTCTTAATCCATCCTCAAAGGCTTTTAATCCAAATTGCATTTGAACCAGGTTAAAATTTGCTCTTTCAATTTTGTTAAGTAAATCCTGCCTGTGTGACAGCATTGCTTTTGCTTCTGGTGACATAGCATCTATGTCTTTTTGTGTGTACTCTTTGCCGAGTATGTTTACCTTTGGCTCTTCTTTCTTTTTTGCCACTTGTAACTCCTAATCGTTATTAATTAAAGTTTCTTGTAATCTTCTATTGCTGTTGCTAATCCATCGGATTGTGCTTTTGCTCTTGCCATTTCAGCATCATATCTTGCTTTTTCAGATTCTAATTCTGATAAAGACCATTGTCTTTCACTGTCTGCTAATGCTTCACCACTTTCAGCATCCCATCTTTTCTGTACCATAGCAATGTATGCTTCTTTTTTTTCTGCTACTGCTTCTCTTACAACCTTACCATCTTCGTCTTTTACCTCTGATACAGCTTCTTGCACTACTCTTTCTTTGCTTTTAAAATCGGCTGTCTTACCTTTTTTATCAGCATATTTTGCCCAATTCATTATGAGACTCCTTTTATTTTAATTTTGATTCTAATTCAGTTACTTTTGCACTTAATTCCTGGACTGCTTTAATAAGTGGTAATACAAACATTTCAATGCTTAATGTTTGACATCCATTACTATCTTCTCCCCATCCCCCAAATGTATCAATACCACATTTATCAAGTGCTTTTTTAACCTCTTGTGCTATCATTCCGTGCATTACTATATCAGTATTCATTTCAGCGTAAACTTTTTTACCTTCTTCATCAATAGTAAAATTTTTCCATTCTTCTGGATGTTCTTCTGATGGTTTCCATTGAAAAGTAACTGTTCTTAAATCATTAATAAATTCAAGACCAAGATTTGCATCTTTTATATTTTTTTTCTTTCTAATATCAGATGATCTATTCCATAAAGCATTCGTTGTAAAATCATTAGTAACAACATTACCACTTTTTCCAAATGAAAAATTATTTCCTGATGCAGTTACTTCACCTATCGCAATTCCATTACCTCCTGAAACAGTCGCACCGTTTCCTATTGCTATTTGACTACTTCCAGTATTAACCACATCTGATGTTGTTCCTATACAAATATTTGCATTACCTGTGGTTATGCCATCTCCTGCTCTATCTCCTAATCCTGTATTCCATTGTCCGCTTGTAACAGATTTAAGAGCTTCTTTTCCTACAGCAGTATTTTGACTACCATCTTCAACACCGTTTAAAGCCTCAAAGCCAATTCCAACATTATTACTGTTGCTATTTCCATCAACCCCTGTCCCAGCTTTATATCCTATCAATACATTATAAACTCCAGTATCGTTATGATAACCAGCTTCTACTCCAATTCCAATATTTCCTGTTACTACCGCACTTCCTTTGTTTTGAGAAAATAATGCTTGGTATCCCAAAGCTACATTGTGAGTCCCCTGTACTTCACTTGATAATGCTTGATAACCAACTGCCGTATTATACCCCGAAGTTGTGAGAGAATCTGCTGATTGATAACCTAATGCAGTATTACCAATTCCTTCTGTTAAAGCTGTTAAGGCTTGATAACCTACTGCTACTGTACCATCACAATTTGCATCATTTATTGATGCTAACGTAGCAGTTCCAACAGCTACTAAATCAGAACTATTAAAATAATTTCCAGCAGACCTACCAATTAATACATTCTCATCACCGCTGGTGATGTTAATTCCTGAATAACTCCCAATAGAAATATTCTTTGCTCCTGAAGTCAAATTACTTAATGCGAGATAACCTACTGCTGTATTCTCATCTGCATCGGCATGATTACTTGTGTCTGCTACTTGATGTCCTATAAAAGTGTTCATTCCAGAAGAACTATGAATCGTATTTCCTGCTTGATAACCAAAAATTGTATTGGTTGCCTCACCACCATTATTACTAAGCGAGATTCTGGAATTGACATCTATTATAAAAGACTTATCCGCACTACCATTAACTCTAATGTACATTTTATCAGTAGACTGGTCGTATCCAACAACACCTTTATCAGCATCCTCATCATCTCCAAATAAAATTTGTCCGTGACTTGTAGCCCCACTTAAAAGATTGATAGCGGTAACTCCACTATTCTCTACCGCTAATTGTGCATCAGAATGAGCAGTTGCACTCGCATCCGCTTTGAAAATATGCAAATTAGTGTCTGGTAATGCTGTACCAATACCAATCCCAGTTGAACTCATTCGCATCATTTCAGTAGTACCAGCCTCAAATGCTAACTTTGTTGCTCCTTCTGGTGCAAAAATTCGTGCATCTTGAGTTGAACCATCATCTTGGAAAAATTGAATTTGAGATGATTGCCCTGTAGCTGGAACAAAAGATTGTGTAGTTGAGCCACTTGCTTTTGATAGTTTTACATCACCAGTAAAAGTGGTAACTTGTCCAACATCAATCTTTATAACAGTTCCACCACCATGCCCAATTAAAAAGTCATCGGAAGAATTACCAAATAACCCAACAGTAGATTCTCTTGCATCATTTTTAAATTCTAATCGTGCAATTCCATCGGTGCTTGTATCTTCTATTCTTGCAGTTGCTGTATCAGCTAATTTAATGTGGAAAGGCACTTCTGGGATATTACCAATACCAACATTACCAGCACTTGTAATTCTCATTCTTTCTGTAGGTTCAGTTCCACCATCAACAGTAGTTCCAAATACTAATTCAGTTGGTAAATCATTACTACCAGCACTTCCATCAACTCTTGCAAAAATTTCAGCCCCAGCATTATGCCTATCTGTTCCATCTGCTCCCACGAATAAGATATGACCTAAAACGTCATTAAGTGCTACACCAGTATCTGAATTAACAGAAGTTCCTTTTGATTTGCCTAATATTAAATATGGGGGACTTGTATTATCTGAATTTCTGAAAAGACTAATAGATGATGTACTTGCTGTTGTTCCTTCTACCTGTAGACGAGGCGTAATATCAAATGGCGTTTCTAATGTTGAAATACCGATGCCAAAATTTCCATTAGAATCCAATTTCATTGCATCATTTGTACCATCAACACTGAACCGAATTGTAGATCCAGCTAATCCTAAATCTGCCATAGTATCATTTCCATCATTACGGGCAAGAATACCAGCAATGTTTCCCATATACGATGCTGAAAAGTTTAAATTTTTATTGGTATCTAAATTCACGGCAAATTTTGTATCTGGAGTTTTTCCTACCCCAACCTTACCTGTTGATAGATATAGTATGGAATCTGTTCCTTCTCCATCTGATACTAATCTTGAAGTAGCATCTATACCATTATTTGAATTAGATACCTGTAATAAATCTTTATAGCTATTTGCTATACTTTGTCCTGTTAATGTTGCCATAATAAATCCTTTATCCTATTTCTTCCCATTTATCGGTTTCTGATTCCCATTTTGTTCCAAGACTATCCCATGCTCCACCAGATGCAATAGTAGTTGCAACCTGTAAACAAGCCCTGGCAAAATTGATTCCAAATTGAATCATGGTTAATAAAGAAGAATAATATCACCACTGTCTACTGTTGCATCTCCAGTGGTAGTTGCTTTGGTTGGTCTGATCGGTAAAAATGATCCAGCATTACAATTTTTAAATGTAACTGCTGTGCCATTCATTGTGAATTTATAATCGTCAGATACGCCTATATACACACCCTTTGGCTCATTAAATGTACCTGTGCCTGTGTGTACTACTGCTTTATTTGCTGATCCTAATCCACGAACTGTTGCGATTGCCGAGCCACTTGCCATTGTGCTAATCTCCTTTTAAAGAATACTCTTTCTTCGGGGTAAAAAAATGCCCCAGGTTAATGAAATCCCAGGGCAACAGGAGGTATCTACGGGTTAGTAGATAAAAGAAGTTGTAACTAACTATTAACCAATTACAACGCCTAAATTTATATTTGTGGTCTACCTTTTTTCTTTTTGCTTTTTTTCTGTTCTTTTTCTTTACGCTTGGCATGGAATTTTTCACCATTACCAAAATAATTATAGTACAGCCTTCCAACGATAGGAATGTTTTTTACACTTTCTGTGTCCCCTGGTATTTTAAACTCTTCACCTTTCTTTTTTGTTCTTTGATATTTATCCAGGTCACGAACAAATCCTTCTACTACTGGATTAAATACGCCTATTGGAGGAATTATTGCTTTTACTGTTGTCCAGGCTACATTTTTATATCTTCTAAAATGCCATAATAAATATTTTTGGAATCCCACAAGCCTTAACAAATTATCCCCAACCATTTCATCAAATTCCTGCTCCCTACCATACATATAGTTTTTTATTTTATCTGCTGACATACCTGTTAGCATTAATACACTGGCAAGATAAATAAGCCTTCGTACACCTTCTGCTTTTTCCTTAACAGTTTTACCTTCGTTCATTTTCTTAAATGCTTCATTACGAACTACATCAAATTGTTTTATTGTATAGGTTTTAAGCATATACATAACTCTACCATTTGGTGCTTTTAAATAAAACTCTGGCATTTCTGTAAGGCTAACAGGCTGAAAATCAGATAAGGTGTAATGTGCCAGGTATTTTATATCATCTGTTACTTCTCCTGATTTAAGATCTGCAATAACCTTTGGCAATTCTTTTTTATCAAATGCTTCGTTTAATCTTTCCTGTAACTTGCTACTAAACTTTCCTTTCCTGGCTTGTTTTTGATATTGTGCCAGGGTAGAATTAATTAAAGATTCTTTACCAAGAGAATCAATGTATTTAAGACCTGTAAGGGTAAAGACTTTATCTAACACCTTATGTGCTTTATCTGTTTCTGTAAACTCCTGGGCAATCTTTTCAATACCAATGTCTTTTCTGGTTAAACTTGATTTACCAATAATAGACTTACCTAATGCTTTTGTAGTTTGTGGCAATCCTGCATTGTATATAGACCAAGCCATGTCACCAATCTGGGTAACTGCACTGGATAACTGCCCCATTGTAAAAAGATAAGCAGTATTTCTCATCTTTGCCATTCTTGGATCCATTGGTCCCTGGGCAAATCTTAATCTTAATAAATTAATTAATTCATCTTGTTGTGTAGACTTAATAACTCCTTGTTCCAATAAAGTGTCTACATATTCACCTACAACATTATTATCTACCTGGATGTTTGGATCTTCTGGTCCCATGCCTTTACCAAAGAATCGCTTGGTTTCTATCGCTTCATTCATTTGCACAATGTATTTATGCAATGATGTATTGGAATCATAATAGAACTCATTTAATTCACTGTCCAGGTATTCTATTTCTCTTTCTTTTAAGTTGGCTGGTCTTTGTATTCCTAATCTGCCACCAAATCCACGAATTAAGTTATTAATCAACTTTAATCGTTCATCTTTTTCTAATCGTCTGCCTAACTCTTTTTCTTTTGATTTAATATTGCTTTGAATAATTCCCCAGGAATCCGATGCTTCCAGGTACCCCATTAATCCATCACTATCTTTTATTCTTCTTGGAAAGTAATCACTTAAATAATTTGGTTCATATCCAACCATTTCGGCACGAACATAAATATTATCAAGCATATTTCGTACTTTAACAAACTCATTACCCATGTCATGCTTATCCAGGATCTCTTGTGCCTTTTTCAAATCACTGTTTTTCATAGCCAAATCCAATACTGCATAATCCTGCTTATTTTTTCTTCGCAGTTTATCAGTTTGCTTCATAAAGTTTTCAGCTACTTTTAAATCTTTGGCAGTATTTATATCTACATTAAACTGAAATTTTCGTATAGATCGTTTTAATTCTGGTGCCAATACTCTTAATCTGGTTGATAGTGGCGTTAATGCTCTACTGATTAATCCTGGTCCCTTTAATTCTTTTTTACGCTCTTTGGCAAGATCCATAACTGACCTTGCTTTTGCATCGTCATAGACTTTCTTGGGTACTTCTGCTTTTGTTTCTAACTGCTTTATAGAGGTTAATGTACTTGCAGGATTCTTAAACATCTTTTCCTGCTCTTTCATTATGTTTTTTGATCTTTTGCTGAATGTACCTCTATTAAATTTTGATTTAACCTGGTTAGGTTCAAATGGTATTGCTACGCTGTGTGGGTTTTCTGGATTATACTTACCACCTACATCCATTATACCATCATATCCTTGCTGTTTTAAATATCTGGTTACCCAATCAGGTATGGATGTCCAGGCTAACGATGTGTTATTTTTTACATCTTCATTTAATGCCCATATCCAATCTTCTGGTTTTCGTGCTTCTTTATCCCAGTGAGTAGTACCTTGCATATACTTTGGAGATGGTTGTCTTTTTGATCTTTTTCTTAACCCTTCTACAATTTTGCTTGGTATGTTATCTGTATTTAATGGGTTTTGCATAGAAAGGTACACAGGGAATACTCCAGGCATAACTGCTCTTGGATCATCAAATTTTATATTGGATACTCCTGCAACCTTAAATACTTCCAATAACCTTTTTTCTTCCCCAATAAAATACCCACCTCCTATCCAAGCTTGAAATACAGCTATAAGACCATTCCCATTTGCTTCTTTTAAAAAATAGTCATAGGTGCTTTTATTTATATATCTATAATCTTCATCAAGAACAACTTCATTATTGAGATTTAAACCGACTTTATATGCTTTTTCATTAAAATTATTTTTTTGTTGATCTGTTAATTGCCACCAAGCTGATCGCAATCCTTTTTGTTTGCCTATGCTGTAAAGCTGTGTCCAATCGTCTATAATAAGACTATCGTCACTTTTTCCTCTTGCATACCCACTTGCAATTTCTGGATCATTGGTAAAATAAGACATAGGACCACTATGTGCCCTGGATTTATAAAATACCGAACCGATACGATCAGGTCTTTGTGTTCCATGATAAAAAACTTCTGGGTTTCCATCTATATCTACTGCTTTTGATTTACCAAACCAATTTGCAAAATTGCTCTGTATTTTTATTTCATCTAAACTTTGTACCTGTTCTCTTATTTTTAAAGATTTAAATGGTTTTCGTATCATTGTATCTTTAAATCGTAAATCTCTATGAGGACCACTGTTTAATCTGAACCCAAATGATTTATAAAATTCTACTAACCTTCGTTTACTGGATCCAAATTCACTTGAAGGAGTCAATGTCATTAACAAACCCTGGTCATCCACATAATCAAGAACTTGTCTCATAGTTTTTGTACCAATACCTTGATTTCTTTTGTCTTTTGGTATTTTTATTAAATGCAGTTTTACAGCTTTCAATCTTTCGTTAATAGACAGATCCAGTTCAATTCCATCAGCTTCTGCCCTGGCTTCAAATCCTTCAAGATGTGTATTCCTGTCAGCAATACTTGGTTCTTTTAATGCTTTTGGGACTTTTGCACCTGGATTAAAATCTAATGTGCCTTTTCTTGTTTTTCTTCCCATCCCTGTTGCTAATCCGTAGTAATTAGTAGGATCTTCATACGATTGAAAAAAGTAACCATCAGTAATAAAATTATCTTTAAACAATCGCTTCCATACCCTATGCACATTTTCAACTTCTTTTCCTGTCATATCTGTTGATTTTGAAGTTAAATACAATCTTTGCCCACCATAAGTAGATGCTATTTTTCTTAATTGTGTTTTAATTCTGGCTAATCCAAGCCCGTATTTATGTTTTTTACCAACATCAATAAATTTCTGTAAGGGTATATCGGTTATGGAGTGGATTCTATGATTGTAATCTGTAGCAAAAATAGTAACAACATTTTCTTGTTCTTGAAATCTTTTTAATACTGGAATATTTTTAACATCAAAATGGATCGGCATTGTTTCGTAATATTTTTCATTGATTAATGGATCCGACATAGAATGGTATTTTTCATCAAACCATAATTTTTTTTCATTTTGATTGGAGTCTATTAAGCCATACTTATTGTGATTAAGGATAACATGACCACGAAACCCTGGAATTTCTTTTGCAATTTTTTTGGTAATGTTTATATCTGCTTTACTTGCATTTACATTACCACTTGGATGGTTGTGCATTAAGTAATATCCATCTGCACCAGCATCCTTCATTGCTTTATACATCCATTGAGTTAATGCTTGTAAACCAGCAACGGAACTTTCACGATCATAATCAGATCTTGCGAAAGGACCAGGAAAAACATTTACCCATCCAGGCATACGATTCGTGTATGCTGTGTAGTTTACAATTTTATCTTTTACACCCTGGCTTTTGGTAAAAAATATACGGAAGGTTTCATATCGCTTGTCTCGAGCGATTTGAGATATAAGGGCTAACTCTTCTGGTCCACTGACTTTTTGCCCAATGAAATGAGATGCTCCAACTTTTTCAAGGGGGGCGATGATAGAACTTGCTCGTTCTGTGATTCCGAGCCGAGATCGTAATCGAGATAACCCTCTTTGGAGAACTTTAGTGTTTTCTTTATCTTCTTTGGTTGCTGTTTCACGAAATAACTCTGTTTGCTTCTTTCCACCCAAATCTAACTGTATTTGCTCATTCATATCAATAGCTATACCTGGCTTTGCTGTAGCACCATTTACAGGCTTATCGATCTTCTGCATTTTCTTAATAGTGTCTTTAAACTTTTTATCTAACTCTTTTTGCAGTTTTCTTGCTTGAAGTTTATTTACCCGATTGTCAGATATTTGTTTTAATAAAAAGAATTGTTCTCTGTTAATATTCGCTAACTCTTTATGTAAATCATCCAATATTTGTTTATCTTTTTTGGATATATCAGGTAAGATATTTGTACCACCAAATATATTATATTGTTCTGTTGGTTCAAACATACTGCTTTGATTCGGATCGTCAATGTTTGCTTCCTCAATCATTTGCTTTAATAATCTTTTTGCATCTTTCCTTTCTTTTTTTATCTCATCTACAATTTGATTATAAAAAGAGGTTTCATCCTGATAAATTGCTTTGTCGTCTGCAACAATTCCTGTGTTTTTAATTTCTTCGTAATTTCTAAAATCATTTACGACCTCTGGTCTAATTAACTCGCCCCGTTCATTTGCTTTTACTATCGCATCTATATGTTTTTTGTCTAAATCATTTAATGCTCCAGAAGGGTATTTGCCAACCATAACATCTTCACCAAATTCCGTTCTATTCCTTTCATCAATAGTTAGTCTCCATAGGTTTCTATCCCAGGTACTTTTTGCCTTCCATTTATCATCATACTTTCTACCAACTACATCAGGATTTTGATATTTTTGCTTGTATGCAATTTCTTGTTTTTTCTTAATCCTGGTTTGTATTTCTTTTGGATCATTTAGCTGTCTGTTTAAAGTTTCAATGTAGTTTTTTTGCTTATTAATCTCTTCTAATACTTCGTTTGATGTCCCTTCTTTTGGCTGTAATGGATCTTTTCGTAATTGCTTTATGATGCTCCCTGGTCTTTCTTTCATATTAGCTATTTTTTCCAGGGTGCTTTCTACATTTAACTTCCAGTCAACATCATTTTGACGTATATTATTTTCTGTATACAAATAAGTAAATATATCATCCTCATACTTATCGGTCATCCAATCGTATTGTTTTCGTAACCCACCTACATATGAAGATGTGCTTTGTATTTTTGGAAACTCGTTAACAGAATCGTAATTACTTTTTAAACTACCTTTGTTATCCAGATAAGATAGATTTAACAGCTTTCTTACTGCATTGGATTTTCCTGCACTGGAATTTGCTCTTGTTAATCCAGGCAAAGCATTAGCAATACTGACCAGGCTATCTCCCTTTTCAAATCTTCTACGAACTATCTTACTATTCTCAAACGATGATTGCTCTGTCCTTGCCAGGTTGCCTTCTTCTGACATATTGATTGCATCATCTATCGATGTACCTTTAGGTAATACCTTATAAGTAGCACCAGTAAATCCACCTTTTTTTACACCCAAATGTCTGTGATGTCCTGATACTACTGTATATTCTCCTGTTTTGGGATCTTCCCACAAGATAGGCTCTTCCCATTTTGCAGGATCAAAGTTTTCTGCTATGTCATCAATAATTGCCTGATTGTATTTTTCTCTGGGTTGAAACTTAGATTCATCTATTTTTACAAATTTTGGATGAGTTCGTATCGTAGATAAACCTTTTGCATCAAGAGATACATTGGTTTTCTTTTTTTGATTTCTTCTTTTGGATTGATCTACAATATTGTATTCAGCTTGTTGTTGAGTTTGGGCTATTTGAGTTTTTGGCGTTGGTTTTTCTGGCGTAGGCTCTACCTTTACTGGCTCTTTCTCTACTTCAGGCTTGACTTCAGGCTTTACTTCTTCTGGTTTTGGTTCTAATTTTTCAGGTACCAATTTATCCGACTTTTTCGTCGAGGGCGTTACATCGGGGGCTGGTCCTGGGACAGGCATCGATGGTCGGGTAGGTTGCTCTTCTTTGTAATAATTTACTGGCTTAATTGCATTTGCAATAATATCTGCTCTTTCTTTACCACTTAATCGCACTAACTGATCGTCAGTATACCCTAACCCTTTCAATTCTTTAACTTGTTGCCCTACAGCCATTTTTACCACATTGTCCTGGCTTACTTTATCTGCTTTGCCAGTAGTCGGTACATCTACAGTTTCTCTTTTTGCTTTTGCTTTTGCCTGTAAAGACTGTGTTTTTGCTTGGTTTCCTAATTGTCTAATTCTGGCAATACTGCCTTTTGGATCATTGGTTTGTAAAAATCTGGTTATAAATTCTTCTGTATCTGCTTTTACTTGCTCTGGGCTGTATTTTTCATAACGAAATCTTTCTGCAAATTCATCCCTGGCTTTTTTCCATTGTTTTTCTTGTAACTTTGTAAACTGTTTTTGACCAGATTGCTTTCGTAAATCTTGAATAATGCGAAAAGAATCATCTCCAACTTTTTTAAACTCATTAATTGCAATGCCTTTTTCTACATCGCTCATATTTCTTTTGTTTAACACACCAAAACCAGCAAACAATAAACCATTCAACAGGGCTTCTTGGGTTGTAGCACCTTCCATTAATTTTGAGGTTACAAAGCCAAATGTTCCTTCAGCCAATGATCGTGTTGCTGGATTGTTTAAACTGCCTGTAAGACCAAATCCTGCCCCAAATATGGCATCTTCTACGATGGTTTTTGCTTTATCTTGTATTGAAGCATCTTCATCGATTTGATCGATAGTTCTGTATGCACCAAATGTACCAGCACCTGTAGTTGCACTGGCTGTAAACTTTCCTGCTTTTACAGTATTAATACCTTTTTGTGTAAGAAAATTTCCAATTTTTGTTCCTCTTCTTACTGCATCATAGGATGCCTTTGCAATTTTAGGTGCTTTAATAACTTGTGAGGTAACACCAAGACCAGCAAATGCCCCACCTAACTGTGCCAATGCTGTTCGTACAGGAAAATAAGTTTGTTGTGCTTGTTCTTTTGGCGTTAATCCACCTAATGGTATTGCAGTAGTTAAAAAATTTCTAATGCCTTGACCTTTAATTATACCTTGATCTTCCAGTTCTTTTATAGTTTGCTGTTTTGCTACTTCTTCTTTTGTTTTTCCAGGTACAGGAACCATCCCTGTCATAGAACTGACATATCTACCAGGTATTTCTTTGGCAGTCTTTAATTTCTCTTGAAAGATGCGATCAAAAGGCTCTTGTATACGCTCTAATTCTGAATAATATTCTAATTCATCATCAGATAACTGCTGTTGCACTCCTCTGGGTTGCCCTATAGTTGGCTGTGTGCCATCAGGAGGTAACATAAATTGATTTTGCTGTGGTTGAACAGGAGGACCAACTGGAGTCTGATAGGTTTGGTTTAATACAGTTTTTTGCACTTCAGGTAATTCATTGACCACGCTTTTTTCAATCGACTGTACTTCTTTTAATTTTTTAACAGGATCTTGGCTATTAACAATAGCATTTTGCCGAGCCTGTTGAATTGCTCTTTCGTTATCAATATCTTGTTGAATCTGGTCTAATACATCATCCAGGCTATTTCGATACAGCCTTTCACCAGCATAATCTAATAGATCTTTTGGTGTTGCCATTTATTTACTGAAAAAACTTTTTGTTTGTAGTTCTGCCATATACTTTGCCTTTCTTGAGTCTACGCCAGGGGAATTTTCTTCTACAAATTCTAATGGTTTAAGACCTCTTTGAACTCTTGCTTCATTTACTTTTATTCTTGATTCATTTATTTCTTGTTTAGTTTTTGGTAATAGTTCAAACATTTTTAAATATTCACGATATTTATCATCTAATTTTTTGTTTCTTTTTGCTTCTTGAAAAGTAAGACTTTCTTTTTTTGCTTTTTGTGCTGTTTGCAAATCCTCTTGTAATTCATCCATACGCTCTTGTGCAATTCTAAAATTAGATCCATAAATACCTTTTGGAGATATTTCAGTCTTACCTTTAAAAACAGGATTTCCTTCTTTATCATACATTAGATTACGCTGATCTTTCATGGCTTTTAACAGCCTATCTACAGCATCAGCACCTGATTCAGCTTTACCTCTGCCAGTAAGTTTATTTAACTCATCTTGTGTCTTTAATCTTTTTACCTCTGCTTCCATTCTTTCTTGTTTCGTAAGAGGTTTAGCAGTGGCTTCTTTTATCTGTTGCTTTTCTTTTTCTTTTGCAATTTTTCGTGCAAAATCAATTTCTTTTCTTTTTTTATTTGAAGTAGAAAAGATATTTCGTAATTCATTGATGTCAATTTGATCTGCCATTATTGACCTCCTTTAAATATCCCAGGATATAATAATTGTGCATATTTTAATCGTTCTTCAAATTGTGTTTCATCACCAGATGCAGTTAAAAAGTCTACCAGCTTGGCTTTGTTTGGCATATTTCCTTTTTCTTTAAACATTTCTAACTGTCTTTTGTCATCTGGAGTTAATCCTTCTCCTCCAGTGTATCCAATACTCTCACCAGTTTGTGGGCTAAATGTTTCGCTAAAGTTTCCTTTTCCATATTTTTGCATAGCTTGTAAATATGCTTGATCTTGGGCTTGTTGTTTTCCTGCTTTTGCACCATATAGATTTCCTGCTGTTTCCAATCCTGCCATAGCCATACCTACACCAGCCTGTCTACGCTCTGCTTTATCCCGATCCATTGCTCTGGCGTAATCCAACTTTGCTTGAGACTTTGCTTTTTCTTCGTTTTGATAAATGTCTCTACCTGTATCAGCTACAGTTCTTCTTACATCTGCTTCAGCTTCTCGTAATCCTCTTTGTAATGCTACCGATCCACCCATTCCTCTATTGATTGCACTTCCTACCATTCTATTTCGTGCAACCTGGGCATTTCTTCCTGCTATGGTCCCTACTTTATCCAGGATGTTTTTTTCCTGTGCTTGTGAAAGATTTCCTGATCGGGTTCTTTCTCTCATCATTTGCCCATATTTTGTCCTGGCAAATTTTGGTTGTAATAATCGTGATCCTGCCTGTCCTGCTTTCACAGCACCCTGGGCAATCATCATCATGGTCATGGGATCCATAACTTACTCCGTTTCTATTCTCATTCTCTCCACCGAGAAAGCATTGGTACTCGATGGAGTGGTTAATTCAATTTCAAAATTCTTTCCATATCGTTTGATTGGAAACCTGTTTACGCCACCATCGGCTGTAATGGATTTGGTAAAGGATGCAGATCCAGATCCATCCAGGTAAATATTTACAGTCAATGTATCAGTACCTGTAAACTGAACCATCCCGTAGCGTAATAGCTTTTTATTATCCAGGTCTAATCTAAACCTTTTGGATTTCCAGGCTGTTCCTACTGCTTCGTCTACATCAAATTTTTTTATATCGGTATCGGTGTTATCCCAGGTTATAGGACCACTATTTTCCCCAAAGGTAAGGAGATCCAGGTTGGTTGAAGTATCTACCTTTCTCCAGGTTTTTAATACAATATGATATGCCCACACAACTTGTGTTGCTGGACTGCCTGTTTGCCAGGTATATAAGATTTCAGAATCTTTTTGATTGTAGATACCTTCTATATCTTTTTTACTGATTGCTGAATCAAATTGATCTTCAATCGTTAATGATATTTTTTCCATAATAGAAGGAGTAGCATCTGCACTGGCAACTGTATTGGCATCTAACTTATAAATACCATCGTGATGTATAAAAAATACACTATCGTGTACCTCTATAATACCATGTGGAGCAATGTTTCCAATATTTATCTTGGATTCCTTTCGTACCCAGGTTGAAGGGGTAGCAGGATCTACTACATTTAGTACATAGATTGCCTGGGCTTTAAATACAATGAGTTTGCCAAATATTTCCGCTAACCCTGTAATCTGGCCACCTTCCCTATCAGGAAAAGGGATCACATTGCTGACAGGTCGAACATCGTAGGCATTTAATTCACTATAGGCTACCCAATCGTTTTGTTCTTCATTTTCGTTTCCAGGATCCAAAACAATATTCCCAAGAAATAATCTACCTTTTAATATTTTTCCAAATTGGGCGTTTACCTTGATCTTTTTTTCCTGACCATAAGGATGTTCGCCTAACGAGGATAAACCTTTGTCTATGATGCTTATTTCGTTTAGAGAGTCACTTACAACAGCCGATACATCTGCAAAGGTAGATATTGTTACATCGTTATCGGTCCAATTCCCAGCTTGAAATGCTTTGTCTACTTCTACAAAAGTAAATCCTAATTGCTCATCCCAACTTGTATACACTTTTTGAATATCAAAAGTTCTGGTCACAGATCCAGTAGATTTTGTTGCTGTGAATTTTTTGGCAAGAATACTGCTTAATTTCATGGTTGCATCGGTATCCCTCCAGGGAGCCATTGTAAATGTTCCTGCTGTATCTTCACTGGGAATAGGAATAATGACTCCCATGTATTTCCCTGCAAATGCCCCTACACTTTTAGTTCCAATTTGTGTATTCCAACCTGGCCCTACTTTTTCTTTAAATATTTTCCAAGAATCATTATGAAAACGACCATTAATTGGATCGTCTGTTTCAAATTGATACCATCCTGTAACTGTAGCTGTATCTGCTTTAATAGGATCAAATTTACTATGCTCTTTGGCAAGAGTAGCATCACCAGCAGAACCATCCCATCCCCTGGTTACTGTTAAATCATTTCCCGATATTGCTGTTACTTTTATTCTTTCGTAATCTCCAGCATCATCATCGACATAGCTATTATGTTCTCCAATCGAAAGATCTCTTTGCCCAATCTTATAAACAGTGTTGTTACTTATGTTGCTTACATTGTTTACAGTAATTGTTGTATCGGTAGCTGTAAGATTTTCGTTTAAAGTGGCTCCTGTCTGTTCAAATCCTGTTATTGCATCAATTCGTTCTATTTTTTGTTTTTCATAAGAGCCTACTTTAATAGCATATTCAAAGTTACCACTTGACCAAGTATAATAATTATTGTCTGTAATGCTGTTTTGGTCTGATGTAAGATTTTGTACAGTACCATCATTTAACCAGTCTTTTATAGCATTGTCCTGATCTTGCACAAAAATAATATTATCAGAAAAGGCTTCTACATTCATTTTTAATTCTGCATCTGATGAAGTAGTAGAAGTAACATCTGTATCTACAAATGAATAGGAAGTTATCAGTTTATAAGTTTCATAGATTCCACTAATTTTTTCTGCACGATATACATTTAACCCTGTAATCCGTTTGCTCATAGTAGAAATTGGTAAGTCTACTTTTATTTTAATTTCAGATTTACTTACATCGTCACCACTTTCTGTGTTGGTTACAACTTGATTAATATTATCATCGTCAATTTGTGTTTCTTGAACACCATCATACACTGCTGTAACTGTGTATTTTACAGTATCAGATCCTCGTATTTCCTCATCGGTTTTTACCAATTCTACATTTTTAAATGTAAATGGATTGGTTAGTCTGTTTTGCTCTACAAACCAGTCAGGACCATACACTTTTGATCCATTAAATAAACTTCTGTCAATATATCCTAACCATGTACCCTTTGCTTCATTGGATCCTACTTTCGCAATATTACCAGGCAACACTCGTAAAGTGTCTCCAAATGGGATAATAGGATTCCTGTCTTTTTTATGATAGGATGTTGCCAGGCTATACCTACTTGCTATATCAATCCATCTGTAATCGCAATCTCCTGATCCGTTCCAGGTGTTTGCATACCAACCTATATCCGACATTTTGTATACATCGGCACTTTCATTTGCACTTGCATCTTGTGCTTCGGTTCCATAGACACCAATCCATGCTTTTGCATGGGTAAAAAAGTTTTGTGGGGTTGCACAATCAGCAAAACAAGTAGGGTTCCAGTTTGTTTTACCTGATGCTGTCCCTGGATCTATCATTACCTCAACTGTTTTACTGCTATTTACTCTGTACAATATCCCAGAATCAGTAGCATTGCCACCACCATCCACAGCATTGTTTGTTCCGACAATTAAATATTTGGTTCCTGAAGGAATGTTGTATGCTTTATCAATAAAAGCAATATCTACTGCAACGCCAAAAATTGAACTGCTCACATCGGTGTTAATTGTATTAATTACTGTAGTGCTATTATGGGTAGAGTATTGTAAATATTTCCTACTACTTGCCCCTATATACCACAACACAAGCGATTCTGACTTATTGCTATTTTCCCCAAAATCCATTTTTGTAACTTGTTGTACAGTAGTATTTGACAGGGTTGTTCCCCAGGTTGCCCAGGAGGTTTCCCCTGACAAAATATCCAAAGTATATACATTGGTATTGGCACTGGATGAGGTCACAACGATTGTTAAATATTCGTGATTGACTTCTCCTACACTGGTCGTTCCATTTGCATTTAAATTATTGGTCTGTATTAAAGAAGTAAGCCCTTTTGCATCAATGATTGCTATTCCTGTTGTAGATATAACCGATGCACTGTCTGATGTAGTAACCTTGTATAAAACATTTAATCCTATAGCAATAAAATATAAACTACCATTTGCTATAGTCATGTACGACTTTGAACACAATGCACTGGTAGAAAGCGCAATAGGAGTTCCTTCCGATACATTCCCACTGGCATCGCAAGTATATTTTACCAAAAAGTTGTAATTAGTAGCAGGACTTCCATCTTGGTAAGAATAATGAATATAGATTCCTTCATTAAACCCTATTAATCCACAAATGGTAAAATTTGTTTTTGTTTTGTATGTATTGTAATTGGTTTCACTTAAATCAACATAACTGGAGCCTGTAGAACAATACGCCAATTCTGTCCCATTTTTTGCTATAGAAAGCACCCTTCCAACTGAAGAGGACATGGGAGCAATCGCTATTTCTTGTACCAATGACCAATCTGTACCGCCAAAATCAACAGCTTCATCTACCTGTACATGAGCAGAATGTTTTCCACCCCATCCTTTGGTACTTGCACCTGTCGGAAGGGTAGTTTCAAAAAAATTACCACCTCCCCAGGTTCTGGCATTATCCGTATTTATTCCAATTTTAGTTGTGGAAGGCACTACATCTGCTCTTTCATATACACCAGCACCTGAAATACTTGCTTGTGGCGAAGCATTATCTTTGCAATCCTGCACCAGTACATAATCATCCTCTACAAATCCATGAGCCGATGCAGTTTGAAACCAAACCACATCATTTTCTACCTGTAAATGATCGTTTACATCAGGTAAAGAAGGATCATACCACCATAACTTTAATTTATTACTATCGTTGATAGTTACCAGTAAATATCTAAATCCATCACCAGCATCATTTGAGCTACTACTACCCATTTCAAATTTATTTGAAACAAAAGTATATATATTATACACTACATAAGTTCCTACTGGAGAAGTAGCATTATTTACTAAAGTTAAACCAAAAGAAGGCGTAGATGATGATACCCCTGCACCAAAAGTTTTCTTTAACCTTCCTGCTTCAATCTTAAGGTTTTTAATCTCCTGGGCTACATTATTTGGTAAATCTTCCAGGTCTGCATTGGTTAATGCACCATCAAAATCTTTTATATCAATAAAATTTGCCATTAACCGACTGGATAATTAGGATAAATTGGATCAATCAAAGCATTGCTACTGGAATAATCAAAAGGAATCCCTTCACCTATGACTCCTGTAGCTGGATTCTGGTTGTATTTTGCCAGGTATTCATATCCCCTGGTTAAAGCAGTATTCATGCGATCAGGTTGGTTTGCTGTTCTCCATAGTTCTGCTTCTGCAAACTCCAGGATTGCATCGTGAAATATGTCGTTTAATTCGCAATTAACTGCTGGGGATGATGTTGTCAATGTAGCTGGTGTTTTGATGTAATAGCAGTCTACATTTGCTGTATTGTTGTAAATATAAATTCTGTTTTGAAATATAAAGTATACAG